AATCTTGCAGAAAACAAACCTGGTCTAGTAGAAAAAATTATTAATAAAGCAAGTAATAGTGCTACTAGATGTATGGAAATTGCAAGTGGTAGTCCACTAACAGAGGGGGAATTAAATGATACGCCAAATAGGGAATGTCCTAGCTTTTGGTCTAATAGCAATACTGTTAAGTAGTTGTGCTTCTAGTGTAAAAGAAATCACTAGTTATAAGATTGAAAAGAAAAAAGAACCTCTGAATTTAGATATGCCTATACCATTAGAGTTGGAAGGTGTTGAATGGATTATTATTACTAAAGATAACGCTAATGAAGTATTTGAAAAAGTAAAGAACAATAAGAACGGTGACTATGCTTTGTTTGCAATTACAGATGAGGGGTATGAAAAACTTGCTTTGAATTTTGCTGATATAAGAAATAAATTAGCAGAACAAAGACAGATTATTTTATCATACAAAGAGTACTATGAGAAAGAATAGTCATGCCAGACCTAGAACAAATTAAAACAGAAATAGCATTACTTAAAAAAGACGCAAAGACAGGTGAGCTTATTCATTTACGATTAGAATCAACAATAGAAAAACTTACAGAAATTACTGTATCTTTAAAAAGTATGTTGATTCAACAACAAACAAAGTTAGAACGAGCGGAACAAGTAGATGAAGATATCTTTATTACATTAGAATCTCGAAGAAAAGAATGGGATAAAGACCTTAAAGAATTACATTCTAGAATAACTACCAATAGTAGAGAACTAAGAGAACATCAAATACAGTCTGAAAGTAAAATGCTCAATGAGATTAGAGCTGTTAGAACTCAATTATCCGAAAGAGTTGGTGTATTAGAGAAGTGGAGATGGATCATTATCGGAGGGTCGATTATAATCGGTCTTATGATGTCTAATCCTGACAGTATATTATTTGATATATTTTAGTTAATTGCTTGACTTTTCCGCTTGTTAGTGTTATAATGTGTTTATGTCGTATATTGATGTTAAATATCTCAATCTCCTATCAACAAGACTAGAAAAATTTAAAAAAAAATCAGATAATCTTTACAATTTTAGATGTCCCCATTGCGGTGATTCTAAAAAATCATCTTCAAAAGCAAGAGGTTTTGTTTATGAAAAAAAGAATGATATGTTTTTTAAATGCCATAATTGTGGTATGGGTCAGACGCTTGGTAATCTGATTAAACATCTTGACCCTAATATGCATAAAGAATATATCTTTGATAGATTTAAAGGTGGCAAAATACAAGAAGAAAAACCTCAATTTGATTTTACACCATCTAAAGTTATACAAAAGAAAAGTAGATATGATAATCTATTAGGTGAATTGACACCTTTTGATAAATTAGTTATTACACACCCAGCAAAAAAGTTTGTCTTTGATAGATTTATTCCTAAAAATCATTATGATAAGTTTTATTTTTGTCCTAAGTTTTATGAATGGACTAATGAAATTATACCCAACAAATTTCCGTCTTTACAATATGACCACCCAAGAGTTGTAATACCTTTCTATGATAGAACAGGTAAATTTTTTGCATTTCAAGGTCGTTCTTTTGGTAAAGAATTGCCAAAATATATTACAATTAAGTTTGACGATACAAAAGATAAGATTTATGGTCTTGATAGAGTAGATTTAAATAAACCTATAATGATAACTGAAGGACCTATTGATAGTTTGTTTTTAGATAACGCTATTGCTCTTGCAGGTGCAGATGCTAACATAAAAATTAACCATGAACAATGTACAATGATATTTGATAATGAACCTAGAAACAGAGAAATTATAGATCGTATGATTAAAATTGTTGATAAAAAATTTAATTTGGTTGTGTGGCCAAAATCGTTGAAACATAAAGATATTAACGACATGATAATTGCAGGAAAAAGTAAACTAGAGGTGCAAACTCTTATAAGTAATAACACATATTGCGGACTAACAGCACTACAATACATTAACAATTGGAAGAAGGTATAAATGGTAACAGAATCGAACTTGTATGTAACTAAGCGTGGAGATAAGGGAAAAGAATCATTAAACATTGATAAAATTCATTCAATGGTTGGGTATGCAACAGAGGGTATTACAGGTGTTAGTGCTTCTCATGTAGAAATGAATAGTGGTATACAATTCTTTGATGGTATTAATACAGAGGATATACAACAGATTTTAATTAAGTCTGCTAATGACTTAATAAGTTTAGAAAGTCCTAACTATCAGTTTGTCGCAGCTCGATTATTATTATTCTCTCTAAGAAAAAAATTATTTCATAGACTATGGGAACATCCTAAATTTTTAGACCACATCAAAAAATGTGTTGATGAGGGTGTGTATGATAAAGCAATATTAACCAATTATACTGAATCTGAAATTGATAGAATGAATATGTGGATTGAGCATGAACGAGATTATAATTTTACCTATGCAGGTATAAGACAAGTTATGGATAAGTACCTTGTACAAGACAGAAGTACAGGTGATATTTTTGAAACACCTCAATTTATGTATATGATGATATCAGCAACATTATTTGCTGAATACCCAAAAGAAAGTAGATTACAATATGTTAAAAAATACTATGACGCCATTAGTAAATTCAAGATCAACATTCCTACACCTGTTATGGCAGGTGTTCGTACTCCTCTTAGACAGTTTGCGTCTTGCGTTCTGGTTGATAGTGATGATACTCTTCCTAGTATTTTTAGCTCCGATATGGCTATTGGTAACTATGTTGCCCAAAGGGCGGGCATCGGAATCAATGCTGGAAGAATTAGAGGAATTAATTCAAGGATTCGTGGTGGAGAAATCCAACATACTGGTGTTATTCCTTTCCTTAAAAAGTTTGAAGCAACAGTTAGATGTTGCACCCAAAACGGAGTTAGAGGGGGATCAGCTACAGTTCACTTTCCAATTTGGCACCAAGAAATAGAAGATATATTAGTCTTAAAAAACAATAAAGGGTCAGAAGATAATAGAGTACGAAAGTTAGACTATTCTATACAAATATCTAAACTATTCTATGAAAGATTTATTAGAGATGAAGAAATTACTTTATTCTCACCACATGAATGTAAAGACTTATACGAAGCATTTGGTATGCCAGAGTTTGATGAGTTGTATGAAAAGTATGAAAGAAAAACATCTATCAGTAAAAAGAAAATAAGAGCACAAGTCTTGTTTATGGATTTATTAAAAGAAAGAGCAGAAACAGGTCGTATTTACATTATGAATATTGACCATTGTAATACTCACAGTTCATTTAAAGATAAAGTTTATATGTCAAATCTATGTCAAGAGATTACATTACCTACTAAACCAATCAATCACATTGATGATGAAGAAGGTGAAATTGCTTTATGTATTCTATCTGCTATTAATCTAGGACTAATAAAAGAAAAAGAAGAATTAGAAGAACTATGTGATTTATCTGTAAGATCGTTAGAAGAAATTATAGACTATCAAAAGTATCCTGTCAAGGCAGCAAAGAAGTCTACTGAAGCAAGAAGAAGTTTGGGTATTGGTTATATTGGTCTTGCTCATTTTCTTGCAAGAAACAAAGTTAAATATAATGATAAAGAAGCTCTTACTGTTGTTGATGAAATTTCAGAAGCATTTCAATACTACCTACTAAAGGCAAGTAATAATCTAGCAAAAGAAAGAGGCGCTTGTGACTATTTTCATAGAACTAAATATAGTGACGGTATTTTACCTATCGATACTTATAAGAAAGATGTCGATTCACTTATTAAAAGAAAGTACAGTTATGATTGGGATGCTTTACGAAAAGATATCAAGAGCCATGGGCTTAGACATAGCACACTTTCAGCACAAATGCCATCAGAAAGTAGTTCGGTCGTTTCAAATGCTACGAATGGTGTTGAACCACCTAGAGACTATCTTTCTGTTAAGAAAAGTAAAAAGGGAACTCTGAAACAAATAGTTCCTGAATATAATAGACTTAAAAATTTCTATACATTATTATGGGATATGCCTAGTAATGAGGGATACATAAATGTAATCTCCGTTATGCAAAAATGGTTCGATCAAGCAATAAGTGGAAACTGGAGTTATAATCCAGAAAATTATAAAGACAATGAGGTACCAACATCAGTAATGGCAACTGATTTGTTGACTACATATAAGTTGGGATGGAAAACATCTTACTATCAAAACACATATGACGCTAAGTCAGATGTAGACGAACCTAACCATCCTGTCGGGTGGCATGATGATATAAAAGATGATACTAAAACCAGAGAGGAATTTAAAACAGATGAAGATTATGAAGAATATTGCGAGGCTTGTGCAATCTAATGGGTAAAGTATTTAACACAGAGCAAGTAGATTGGTTAAAACAACCTATGTTTTTTGGTGCAGAGCCTAACACACAAAGATTTGACCAACAGAAATATCCTATTTTTGAAAAGTTAAATCAACAACAATTAGGATTCTTTTGGAGACCAGAAGAGGTATCTTTACAAAAAGATAGAAATGATTTTCAACAACTATCAGATGAACAAAAACATATTTTTACATCTAATCTAAAGTATCAAACACTATTAGATAGTGTGCAAGGTCGTGGACCATGTTTGGCATTCTTACCTTTCTGTAGTTTGCCTGAACTAGAATCTATGCTTGTTGCATGGGACTTTAGTGAGACAATACATAGTCGTTCATATACTTACATAATGAAGAATGTTTATCCAGACCCAACAGCAGTACTAGATACAATTATTGAAACACCAGAGATTATGGCAAGAGCTAAAACTGTAACTGAAGCATACGATAAGTTTATTACATATGCTCATCAATATCACCTGAATGGTAAAGGCACAATGAGAGAAATGAAAAAACTTTTATATCTTACTCTTATTAATGTTAATATATTAGAAGGTATACGATTCTATGTTTCATTTGCTTGTTCATTTGCATTTGGTGAATTAAAATTAATGGAGGGTAGTGCTAAGATTATATCTCTTATTGCAAGAGATGAGAATTTACATTTAGCAGTATCTCAAAACATTATAAATCACTATAGAACAAAAGAAAACGATAAAGAAATGTTAGATGTCATGAAAGAAACTGAACAAGAAGTTTATGATATGTATGATATTGCTGTTCAAGAAGAAAAAGCTTGGGCGACATATTTGTTTAGAGAAGGTTCTATGATTGGTTTAAATGATAAACTATTAAACCAGTATGTAGAATTTATGGCAAACAAAAGAATGAAAGCAATAGGACTAAAAGGTGTTTATGATGCATCATCAACAAACAACCCATTACCATGGACTCAACATTGGTTAAATAGTCGTGGACTACAAAACGCACCACAAGAAACTGAAATAGAAAGTTATGTGGTTGGTGGTATTAAACAAGATGTAGAAACGGAAACATTTAAAGGATTTAAACTATGATTAAAAACCCAAACTTAAAAACTGTATGCGATAATTGTGCCGCTACTTATATTATTAAATATGATTTACCAGAAGATGATTATGTTGAACAATTTTGTCCATTTTGCGGTGAAGAACATCAAATTGTAGAAGATGAAGTGACAGATATTGATGAAAACTGGAACTAACTGGACATATCAAGGTAATATAGTTGAAGAACTCCCAAGTGATTGTGAAGCTTTTGTATATTTAATAACAAATTTAACTAACAATAAAAAGTATGTTGGTAAAAAGTTAGCTAAATTCAAAACTACGAAACAACCACTTAAAGGCAGAAAGAATAAAAGACGAGGCACAAAAGAAAGTGATTGGAGAACTTATTGGGGTTCATCAGACAAACTGACTATAGAGCTAGAAAAATTAGGTGAAGATAAATTCACTAGAGAAATAATGTATTATTGCCCTAGTAGGGGCGTTGCAAGTTATTTAGAAGCAAGAGAGCAGTTTGAAAGAAAGGTTCTAGAGGACGATGA